TTTTAAGTTCTTTTTTAAGAGTTGCTTTCAACTTTTTTGCATCTACTTCTGTACTCGGTGTTGTAACCTTCTTTTTTGTGACTGCTTTTTTATCTGTTGCAGTCTTTTTTGCTCTTGGCATGTGTGTTCCTGTTTAAAATTAACTTACTACTGCTCTATCTGTTATCCTTCTCCAGTTACTACCATCACTAAATGCCATAACTGAACCGCCAGTTTCATCACTGACATAAATCATTTGTCCTGGTTGTGCCGCACTTGGTAATGAAGCAACTACAAAACTGTCTCCTGTTGGACCAAATATATCTGATATGTATTCAAAGTCTCCAATTGCAGGAACTGTTCCTGCTTCATTTACTGCACCATAATCAATTGTTATGTTTGCTGATGTTGTAATAGTTCCATAATCTGTTATTGGTTGAAATACAACTCCTTCAACTACACCTGTATTAACACTTTGAGCCGTAACATTACCAAACGTAATGTCGCCAGTTAATTTTGCATCTATGGCACTATTTGCTCTTGCTGTTGTAAAATATACATTCGTTGAACCTTCTGATAGGTTATCTGTATCAGCACCTGTTATATCACCTGTTATTGCTATATCGCCTGTAATAGTTGTTGTACTGCCTTGTACCTTAAATACTTCTGCACTATTATTAGCATTGTATACTTTAAATATTGGATCTGAACCGGAAGTGTTATCTCTTATTCTTAATTGGGTAGCACTACCATTACTGTGGGTCACATCTAAATATGCACCACTAAATTTTAAATTGGGGTTTGTTCCTAATCTTAAACTACCATTTACAAATAGTTTTTCATTTGAACTTGTTGAACCGATAGAGACTGTGTCGTTTGTAGAATCTACAAAAAGTGTTCCGGAATCTACGTTCAGTTCCGGTAATGTTGATCCGATATTTTTCCAAGCGCCGTCATAGACTTGTAAAGTTGAATTAGAACTATCAATGTATATATCACCCGCAGAGATGTCTGCACTCGGTATAGTACCCGTGGAAATTTTACTACCTGAACCAGATTTTCCTATTTGAAATTCAGATACGGTAGTTCCTTTGAAATTACCAAATATCGCCATTAATTTACTTCCCGGTTAGTTCAAGGAGTTGTAATAAGGACACCATGCCTTACGAACCCTTGTCTATGCCATTTGTCGGCACAGTCTTATCCGTTCAATAGTATTTATCTTTTTATGGAGTTTTATATAGTTTAAACTATGATTTCAACAATACCAGGCATCGCATCTGTTTTATTTTCTAATGATCTACCAACTATTTGCAATGGACTTAATGTATGTGACAAAGCACCTACCATTGCATACCCTGGAGTATCACTTGCAACAAGCACATCGCCTTTATTCACATTACCAATAACTTTACATGGTACTCTACCACGTAATGCTACTGCTACTACATGTTCGCCTTCACAGTCTACGTTCATTAAATGTGCAGGGTCTGTTGATACAACACCTACTACTTTATAACTTCCTGCTTCTTCTGTTACAGTTACTTCGTGTTGTCCGCCAATTACTAAAACAGTTCCTGGTTCATAACTTTCGTCTGCTACATAGTTCTCAGCCAAGTCAGCATATTGAGCCTGTGTGGCTGTTGCTGTAATTGTACCTGCGGCAAAATTACCATTAGTGTCTCTGACTACAGCCTTGCTTACTGTATTTGTACTAGTAAATTTATTTGTATCTGTAAGATCAATAGATAAGTTTACACTACCACTTCCCGCTCCACCATCTAATCCAGAGCCATTTGCAGTAAGTACAGCAGAAATATCACCGTATCCTTTACTTTCTATTAAATCATTTACTGCCGCTGATGTAAGTATTTTACCATCAGTATCGTAAAACCCGTTAGTTGAAAAGGACGAGGACGTTTGATAACTACCGGAAGCCAATTCACTTAATGTTAAACCTGAAGCACTAAATGTTGTTCCACTTAAACTTAATCCTGTTCCAGCAGTATATGTTGTATTAGTATCTGTATTGGTATCAACCCATGGAACATTTACATACATCTTACCACTATCTAATTCAACTGGATAGTTTTTACCGTTTTCTGAATATCCAACTTTTACACCACCAAATGCTGATGATGTTGCTTGTACAACTGATAATGTTTGTGTATGAGTACCTGTTGTAGTATCTGCTGAACCTGTTAAACCATCACCTGCTGTAATATTAACACGACTTATATCACCACTTGGTCCTGTAGAAATACTTGTAACTCTACCGTAAGCATCTAATGTGATTTGATCTATTTTACTATTATCATCTGTAGAGCCATATGTACCAGCACCAGCACCTGCCGTTGCCAAAGCCAAACTTATACTTCCTGTACTTCCACCACCTGTTAATCCTGTACTTGCTGTTACGCCTGTTATTGTTCCAAATCCTGCATCATTATCAAACTTACTTAATCCAATTTCGTCTGCACGTTTTCTTCTTTGTAGACCAAAGTTTAACGTAACACCATCTACATCATAATCATTATCTAACACAACAAATTCATCGCCACCGACAAATGTTTGTGTCATATCAGTTAATTCTGTTAAATCAACATTTACGGAAGTTGAATTTACATCTATTAAATCTCCTGCACCAACGGCTAGGGAAACAGTACCTTGAGTGCCACCACCTGTTAAACCATTGCCTGCTGTAACGGCGGTAATGTCTGCAGAATTAGTATTTGTAATTGTAATTGTTTTTGTGTTTACATTATGAGTAACACCTATTCCTGTTCCACCAGTGAATGTAAGGGTTTGTCCTGAACCTATTCCAGCGGCACTATTTGTATCTGTATTAAAGTTCCAACTAGAATAATTATCTGCTGTGGTATCTATAGTTCCATTACCAGCAATATTAATTAAATTACCACCACTAAATAAACTTCTTACTTCTGAATCTGTTCTTTCTGTAAATGAGAAATTACCGAGGTTACTGTCATAACTTAAAGAACCACCTGCAGTAAATAATCCCCTTATTGTTGCGTCAGTCCTATCTGCATCAGTAAAACTAAATACACCAGTTGCCTCATCGTAATTAATACTTCCTGTACCGTCAAATGCTTTTCTAATTGCACTAATATTTGCATCAACTGTGACAACATTACTTCCTTCTGATAATGTTGCGTATGCACCATTACTAATACTCTTAACACCATGTGTATCAACATTTGCAACTGTTGTTTTTCCTGCATATAAGTTAATGTCACCTGAACCAACACTTGCTACTGTTCCTACACTTGCTGTGGGTGTAATTTTCTTTGCTTGTCCACCTACATAAATAAATGCTTCTCCACTTTCTGTATATATTGCATTTGCTGTTGTACTTGCAGTACCAGGAACAGATAATGCTCCATTAAATGTTTTTGTACCTGATATAGTTTGATTACCCGACGTTCTTACTACTGTACTATCAACTCTGATATTACCGTTACCTTGTATGTAATCTATTCCGTCACCACTTTGTAAAGCAGTTCTATAAACACTTGATGTTGGTCCTGCATAATGCATTTGACCTGTTGCATTATTGTATGTGAAATCACCGTCGCCTGTATTTGTACCTACACTTAAATGAGCTCTAACTTCACTAGCACTTGGACCTGTGTAAGTAATAACACCTGTACCACTATTATATGCTAATGCACCATCGCCACTTGCATTTGAAATACTGAACAATGCTCTAACTTGTGAATTATTAGTTTCTATAGTATCAGCATTTACTGTAATACCATATCCTTGTCCAACTGCTATATCGCCTGAGCCAAAGGTTAAACCTGCGCCACCTGTAATATCTGAAAGCAGAAGCATATTATTGTCTGATGATCCATTATTAAACTGCCATCTATCTAACGATTCATTCCATTTTAGGTACGCATTATTTCCTGTAACACCTCTTTCAACGTATATATGTGAATCTATACCTGTACCTGCACCTTCTCTAAGTGTTAAACTTGATGCAGTAATAACTGAATTTGTTTCTGTTGTGGCATTAACAGTTGTAACTGTCATTGTACCTGTAACAACTAAGTCACCGTCAACTGTAAATCCTGAAACATCACCTGCTCCACTTAAATCTACATCACCTGTAAATGTTTGATTACCACTAAATGTTTTATTGCCAGATATAGTTTGTGAGCCAGTTGTTCTTATTACAGAATTGTCTACTGAAAATGTTTGTGATGAAGTTAAGTCACCATTGCCGCCAGTTAAACCATCTCCTGCTGTTAATGTTACAGTACTGTGGTCAACATGTTCGTTTGCTACAAATCCACTTAGATTATCGTGAACAATAGCACCATCATTAGTACTAATGGTACCACCTGATATGCCTATACCTGTGCCTGGTGTAAAGTGAGCTCTAACTTCACTAGCACTTGGTCCTGTATATGTAAATACACCGTTACTGTAAGATAGACTACCGTCACCACCTGTGTCGTTTGCACTAAAATATGCTTCAACTACAGATTCTAAACTTGTAATTTGAGATGTTGCAATTTGTATTGGTGTTGTTGCGGCTGTTGTTAATTGTCCTAATCCGTTTACTGTAAATGTAGATACTGCTGAAGCACTTCCATAACTTGCGGCAGTTACTCCTGTTGCATCCATATTTACAACTGGAGTTGCACCTTCTGAACCGGAGCCTACTACTGTAAGTCCGTTACCACCAGTTAGTCCAGCAAGATAATCACCTGTTGTATCTGTACCTAATGCTACTGAATTTTGTTGTATTGTTGTGGCAATAGAAGCCGTATTACCTGCTCCTATAAATGTTGCACTACCTGTAACATCTCCTGTCAATGCTACTGTAACTGCACTTGTAAACTTTTCTGCTGAAGCACTTTGTCCAATTACATTTCCTGTAAAGTTAGTAGCAGTAATATTTTTATTAAATTGTATAATTCCATTTGTGGAATTATAACTCATAGTGGCTTGGTCAGAACTTGTACCGTTTAGTGTTAAGGCGGCCGTTGTTGCATCACCATCTGAATTAATAATAAATTGATCAGTCTCTAATCTATTAATTGTTTCAGTAGTCTCTATCTGAGTAACATTGCCCTCTATCGTCAGGGCGCCTTTTATGACTAGTTCTTCGTCACTGTTGATGTACGTCTTTCTTGTTGCCATTTAATATGTTCCTATGGAATTAACTTTCTATAAGACTATTTATCAATATTATGCAAAAGAAAATCCACTCAGAAAAAAGGCACCTTAAAGATGCCTCTTTCTTTATACCTTAAGGATAAAACGGATTATCTGTTATATATAAAGGTAAATCAGATTTCCTTTCCGGTCTAGTTACAGAGCGGGGAAACATTTTTTCCTGCATAACAGATTTTCTTTGTTCTCTTCTTAAGGCTAGTTTGACTGCACGTTTAATAAGTGCTGTTTGATTAGTCATGTCATCTCCTTTTACAAAGATGCGTTCCTTCGGTTCTATTACCTACTTCCGTCGTCGCTCTACATTTAGAGTGGCGATGAACGAATGTGGCGTTCCTTCGTCAGAATTGACTACTTCCGTTCACTGCTACATTTAGAGTGAATGAACGATGTAATTTGCATTACAATATTATTTATCTATGTATTATGAAATACCAGTCAAAAAAAAGGACTCCTGAGAGTCCTTTTTAGTGTTTCGGTTAGAAACTGTTCTAATAAGTCTTTTAAGGCTTACTGGAATGCAACGTTGGACAATGTAATTGCATCAACGTAATCTGCCGCGTTACCCAATGAACTTGCTGTGTTAGTAAGTTCTTTGTAACCATATCTTGTCATAAATGACACTACTGGTTCAAATGTGCTTGGGTCCATTACTGGGCCTGTGCTCATTAATGGGATATAAGGACAATAGAATGCTGGAGCATCAGTTTCGCTTGATCCTTTGTAACCAACTAGTACTTTAGTACCGTCAGCCGCATAGTTATCTACGAATACTTTGATTGTTCCGTTTAAAGTTCCAACAAACTTAGTGTTTGTAGGTGCTTCAAATGAACCTTCTGTTGTTCTTGCGAATGTTGAAGTTGACGCACTTTGTAGGATTGTCAATGCTTCAGGTGATACAACGATATAGTTACCAGCACCACGTCTTGTTCTAGCCGCGATTCTGTTAGCCGCTCTGTTGATCTCAATAGCCAATATAGCATGTCTGTCACCAACGTATGTAGGTGTTCCAGTTACTGTATTTGCTGTAAAGTCCAATGTTGTACCTGCGCCAGCAAGAGTTCTTAGTGAACCGATAATTTCTTGGTCGATTTCAACTACGATTTCTTGTGCTAATGCCTGCATAATTTCTGCTTCAACGTCAACGCCGTGCATAGATTCTGCATCTTGAGCCGCCTCAAAAGTCCATCTTGCTGATAACCTTCTGGTTTTCGCTTCAACAGTTTCTTTTAAGATTTGAATGCTCATTTTTCTACCTGGGTTACCCTCAGCCGCCGCTGTAGCGTCTGGAGATCCAGCATATGTAGAAGCAAGTTTGAAAGGACTTAAAGCCTCATCACCTGCTGTTGCTCCACCACCAGTTTCAGAATATCTGACTCTTAGTGTATGGATTTGCCCTACTGGGCCAGTCATTGGTTGTACACCAACTAGTTCGTTTGCGATTACGGAAGGCATAACCCTTCTAATCAAAGGTAACATAACCTTGTTTAATGTTGCTACTGAACCAGCACCTGTGGCACCTGCTGTTGCGGCCTCTGACAAATGTCTCTTTGTATTTTCGAGGACGACATCTAAAGAAGATTTTCTGTTTCCAGATAAGCCTTCAAGCAAAGCATCTTTAGTTGCTGACCAGTTGCTTTCAAATAAGTTCGCCATTTTTTAACTCCTAATTTATTTTGAAAGTCCGGCTAGTTTACGGATCATATCTATTTCTACTACATCATCCGCACTCTTGTCATCGGCTTCTGTAATAACAGTCGCCTTATCGCCAGTATGTTCACTGACAACGGATTCTGACAATGTCTTCTTTGCTCTTGGTGTTTCACCATCTAAAACTGAAGGCAAGTACTTGTTAAAGGACTCTTCCAGTTTCTCAGTTTTAACACTTTCAAGTAAGTCTGACATAATTTCTTTCTTCTCTTTACCTAATGGTGCCATAAGTTCATTTAATGTTTCTTTACGATTCATTTGATCTTGTGCAATCCTTAATTTAGACTCTACAAGTTTAGTTGCTTCGTCTTTCTCAGCAATTTCTTGCTTAGATTCATTAAGTTTTGTTTCCATTTCAGTAATTTGTTTTTGTATTTTCTTGATTTCTTTTGCTTCATTCAAGTGGCTCATGCCAAATTCATTTGCAAATGCTTCAAAAATTCTGCGACCGAAGTCATTTTCACGAGCTTTAGTAATATCATCACGGAAAGATTTAACTTCATTAACAATTACACCATTAACAACGTTTTCAACTTTGTCTGCGGCTTTCTTAATAAAGTCTTTCTTGGCTTCTGCTAATTGCTTCTTGCCTTCTCTTACCATTTTAACTTTTTGTTCTACTAAAGATTTTTTATCTTCGTGGAACTCAGATAGTTCAGTTGCTAATTGCTCTGCTACAAAATTATCTAATTTTGCTACATGCTCACTAGTTCTATCTCTATCTGCTCTAAGTTCTTTAACTTCCTTTGCAACCATTTCAGTTACAAATTTATCAAGTACTTTAGAGTGCTCACTAATTGCTTTGTGATACTTTACTCGATCACTTGCTAGGGCAGTTTTTTCTTCTGCAATAGCGGAAATTTCTGCTTCAACTTTTTCAGAAATAAAGTTGTCAACTGCTTCTACGATTTGACTTTTGTCATGATCGTATCGCTGTGCAAACTCTTCTCTAAGTTCCGCAGTAAGTTCTTCTCTTGCTTCAGAAATTTTACCTTCCCAGGCTTCTTGAAGAGCAGACTTAACATCTTCTGTTAATTCCGCGTTCTCAAGTAGTTCTGTAAAATTCACTGTCATAGTAGTCTCCTACTTATATTTTTAATTCGTTGATGAAACCAGTGATTGCTTTCATCAAGTGTTTCTCTGCACTTTTATCATGTGTTAATGCAGAAGCAGTCTCAAACATTTGAGCGCCGCCTCGCATATTAAATAAACTCTCATATATAGTTTTTGGATAGGCATCAGGTGCACTTGGTTGTGCCACAATGTCCACTGTTACAATATCAAAGTCGCTGACCTGTCCACTTCCGCCGACATTTCCGCTACCTCTACTGCTTACACCAAGATTTGCTCCTGCAGTTAATAATGCTCTTGCTATATTACCCATCGGTGTATCTATAATTTTAAGTTTTCCAAGACCGTTTGCATCTTCACAATACATGTCAGTAATTATATGACTAACACGGTCTAAATTTATTTGTAGTTCTTCAGGGTGATCTAACTCACCCATCACAGTCTCGCCTTTTGACAAACGAGCCTTTACACTATCAACAGCCTTTTGTATCTCATCCTTGGGATATACTCTACCATTTTGGTTTTTTACATCTCCTTGAATGAATAAACCAGCCATAAATAAGTCTTTACCATCTTTGGATTCCATTACCTGGACTCCAGATTGCTCAGGACTTAAATATTCGTATAGTTTATTGGCCATTGTTTACTCCTATCAGTAAAAAGACTTACGCCTTTTTAGGTTCAACGTTAATGTTGTCTGATGGTGTGTGATCTTTAGCAGATTCGCCTTTTACGCCATCGCTACCGTCATTTATAACTGGTGCTTTAACGTCGTTACCAACTTTAGTAGGTGCTGGCATTTTCATACCATCTTTAGAATCTTCGTCTCCGCCTTTTGGATCTGCAACTTTATCTGAAAGTTTAGTTGCTTCTTCAACAACTTCTTCAGAATCAGCAATTTCTTCGTCTAGATCATATTCAACTGATTCTAGATCAAGTTCGTCGCCCATTTCCATTTCGTCTGCATCCATTTCTGCTTCTTCGCCGTCTTCCATGTCGCCTTCTTCATCTGCTAACAATTTTTCGAATTCTGCTTTTAATTCTTCAAGTTCGTCCTCAAGATCGTCGACTTTATCTTCTAAGTCGCCTTCTTCTTTTGGCTCGTCTTCTTCTTCGTCTGCTTCAAAAGTATCTGCTTCGATTTCTTCTTCATCAGCTCTAATTTCATCTTCTAAAGATGCAGTTTGATCGATTTCTTCTTCTACTGCTTCTTCTTCAGTTTCAGCAGTTTCTTCTACTGCTTCTTCTTCTGATTCTTCTGATTCCTCAACTGCTTCTTCTTCTGACTCAGTTGCTTCTTCAACTTCTTCTGCATCTGCTGATGAATCTTCATCTAAAATGTTTTCATATTCAGCTCTTGCTTTTGCAACAACATACTCATGA